GTGTGTGGTATTTCACCGAGGAGGAGTTCAGGGCCGCCCAAGAGGCTGGGAGAGTTACGGTCGGTGCAAACGGCATCAAGTACTACAAGGGTCTGGGCACCTCCACGTCAGCAGAGGCCAAGGAGTACTTTCAGAAGATCGATCAACTGACCGTAGCCTTCGGCGCGGACCCGCACATGAATGAGTCCATGACACTGGCTTTCGCCAAAGCCCAAGCTGACGATCGCAAGGGGTGGCTAACAAATCACATGGCGGCCCCTCCCGCGGGAATCCCGTATGGGCACATCAAGGCTCTTCACGTGACGGAGTTTGTGCACCGTGACCTGGCTAACTTTAGCGCAGAGGACATTAAGCGCTCTATTCCCCACGTGGTGGATGGACTCAAGCCGAGTCAGCGCAAGGTCATCTACGCGTGTCTGAAGAAGAACCTGACGTCAGACATGAAGGTGGCGCAGTTGGCTGGGTACATCGCCGAGCAGACGGCGTACCATCACGGCGAGGCGAGTCTGCAGGGCACGATTGTGAATTTGGCTCAGAATTTCATGGGAGCCAACAACCTCAACCTCCTCGAACCCTCTGGACAGTTTGGAACGCGTCTGGCAGGTGGCAAGGATGCGGCTAGCTCCCGTTACATCTTCACGCGTCTGAGTCCTCTGACGCGCAAGATCTTCGATCCGGCTGATAATTCAGTTCTGAAATATGTAACGGATGACGGACAGCAGGTGGAGCCTGAGTTTTACACCCCAATTGTGCCGATGATTCTGGTCAACGGTGCCGAGGGCATCGGTACCGGCTTCAGCTGCTACGTTCCGCCGTACGACATCGAAATCGTCAAGCACAACATCCAGTGTGCACTTGATCAGGTGGCGATGGTTCCCATGGTGCCTCACTTCAAGGGGTTCAAGGGGAAGGTGACGAAAACGAAGGATCACACGTGGGTCCTCGAAGGCGTGGTGGCGAAGGAGGGGTCGCAGCTTCACGTGACGGAGCTTCCACCCGGGGTGTGGATTCAGGATTTCAAAGAGCACCTGGATGCTCTGCTGGAAAAGGGCACCATTCAGAAGTTTGAGAATCATTCCACGGAGACCACACCTGATTTCCGGATCTGGGGGGCGGCTTTCGAAATCGAAGACGCCCCCAAAGAGCTCGGGATGACCAAAACAATCCACACCTCGAACATGCACCTGATTGGCCCGAATGGAGCGGTCAAGAAGTATACCAGCCCTGAGGAGATTCTTGTGGACTATCTTGAGGTGCGGGTGGGTATGTACAAGAAACGCAAGGCGTGGCAGCTCAAGCAGATTGAGGCTGAGGTGAATTGGCTATCGGAAAAGTCGCGATTCATCCGAGACGTGGCGGTGACACCGAAGCTACACGTGTTCAACACGCCACTTGCGCAAATTCACGACCAGCTCCGCAGGGAAAAGTACGCCGAGGCTCTGTGGCCAAAGCTTCTAGACATCAAGACATATCAGTACACGAAGGAGGAGGTGGCGAAACTCGAGGCTCTCTGTGCCGCCAAGCGTCAAGAACACGCCCACCTGAAGGCAACGAGTGTGGTACAGTTGTGGAAAAATAACCTGAGTGAAATTTAGATATGGCCGAACAGGCCTTTGACAATGTGATCGACTTGGAGCGCAAGGCACAGGCGCCGGTGCTGGACTTTTTCAAAAACAAGGTTCCTCAGGCTTTTGAAAATGTGCTTAATTTTGAACGCAAAATTCAAAAAGACGTTGTGAATTTCTTTAAAAAGGAGGTCAATCAGGTCAAGGAACTCATCGATCCTCCTCCACCCGCACCACCCCCCGACGCTGCACCAGGTGTGAATATCGTTTTGAACCCAATTGAAATTAATGGGTTCTATTTGTTGACAGGAAATAACTACGTGACATTTTATGTCACCTCTAATAATTCAACAAGGACCACCCTGAGTAATACCTGGACCGCCACAGGTATTACTGGCCTTACAGGACAACTTAAAGTAACTCTTCCGATCGATAAAAATTTAACCATGGAGCCTAGGGTTGTCAAAATTTCCTCCACCACGTCAGGGTCTTACATATGGTCATTTAACGTTCAATCGGATACGGAACAGATAGTAGCTCCATATCAGAATGTCACTGGTGCAACTCTTTATCCACCTGGTCAGATTGAATACACGTCTATGAAACGTAAAGGAATAATTACTGGATATTATGACGTTGTTCAGAACGTCACAAAATACATATTCGATGCCGAACCTCTAGCTGGTTTTGGAATCGGATGGACGGTGGAGGATTTGAAGGGGTTCACTGGTGCGTATCGTGTCGTTTCATATACAGACCAGACTTATACTAAATGGGTTAATGGTGAACCCTTGCCACCTACCCGTGAGATGTTCGCCATACTCGCCCCTATTGACGGTAGTATACCAGAAAATACATCCGAATCTGTTTACACATCTGGTACCGCCAAGGAACCAGGATTCTTAAGCACCTTCGTACCAGCTAATTTTACGAATTTCGACAAAAGCATGGCCACAGGACTCCAGAAATTTCAGATTGAAATTGATCAAAGTGTAAGAGGTGGCTCTTCAACGGTCCCTCTTAGGGATCTCAATACTGGATTTAAATATGAAAATCAGGAAAGAGGCCCTCTGAGCGACGTGACGGGGAGAGGCTTCAGTTCAGGGTCCGTGATGGCTCTTCACGCTATAGGCCCACAGGAGGAGATCCTTCTCCTCGATGATTTCAGCAAATCCCAGTGGAATCCAGATTTCAAGAGACACACCAACTCAGTCATGTACCAGCGTATCATTCCTTTCCCTCCACCCAATCCTTCATACCAGAACCAAACTATTCAGCTCGAGCTCTTACCTACTGAGCTCGGACATCTCTTGTCGAATATGTATCTGAAGGTGACGATGCCTGCCCTCCCCACGGGTAGCCAATACACACCCCAAATTGGGAGAGCCATCATAAAGCAAGTGGATCTCCTTGTGAACGAGACAGTTATTGAGACACTCTACGATGACTGGTACATCATTCGTGATCAGTTGTTTCTAGATGCGGATGAGCAAATAGGCATGTTTCAGGCTGTTGGCGGCTCTAACATCAACTCACAGGTTCAGACAGATTACATCATCCCTCTTGAGTTCTTTTTCTGTCGCCGCAAGACCCACAACGACCAAGACGACGAGCGCCTACGCCGTCCTTACTTTCCCCTTTGTGCCATGTGGAACCAGCGTCTGTACGTCCGTTTTACATTCCAACCAAACACGTGGTGGTGCAATGTGGCCGCTCCTCACACCACTGATATGATCCTCCCCAAACTTGTGACTGAAGAAATTTTACTCGAAAATGCAGAAAAGCTTTACTACACCAACACACCCCTCAAGTACATCGTGAATCGCGTCAAGAAAGAGTCGACCCTTACATTTTCAGCCGGAAATCCACAACTCCAGCTCACAGCCTCCTTCCCCGTTCAGACCCTCGCATGGTTCTTTAGGAACAAAAATTACGAAGACGTTACTTCAGGTCTTTATTCAGATTCACGCTACAACTATGGCTACACGACGCAGTATATACAGACTGGAATTCAACTGAACTTCCCATCGGGTGTGTCCAATTACGTCGATGTGATTGACACTGCTAAAATTACACTTAATAACGTTGATATTCTGAGCACGTTCCAGGGGTCGTTGTACTACACGTTTAAACAACCTATAGAACACGGACTTTCTATTCCTTCAAAAAGTATTTATAGTTATTCTTTCGGGCTCACACCCAAAGAGTACAATCAGGGTGGGTACCTTAATTTTTCAAAGCTCAATTCACAGACCACGACTCTGACGCTCGTGTTCAACCCGAGCTATGCAACGCAGATTTCTCAGGGGTACAATTTATATATGTTTTACTATGGCTATACTCTTCTGGAGTTCCAGGGCGGCTTTGCTCGTCTTCCCTATGTTTAATAGGGACCCTCTCGAGATATTCGATGATGGCGTTCTGGACGCACCACCGAAGGAAGTTCAACTGGGCACAGGTCGTCGTGAACCCCTGGAACTCAACGCGCTCTGTACGGCAAAAAGGGTCGAACAGTTTCTTGCTGTATCCGTCCAGACTTGACTTATAGGCCACGTGGACCGTGAACATCTTCCCAGTGGGAGTGGTATACGTCACATGGTTGTTCTTTGCGTAGTTGGTCACGAACCACTCAAGTTTGCGAAGGGAAATTCCCTTGCGGTGTCCCAGAATATCGTGAAGCTTTTCGCGATTCTCTGGTACATCAAAGAATTTGGAGAGACTGGTCAGAAGCAAATCTGACTTACTCATTAACATTTATGGCTGTGGATTCTCTAACTAAATTTCCCATGGAGCCTTGACCCTCTCCATGAGCTTCGGAGGAGGTGGAGGAACTTGGGATTGATGAAACCCACAATAACCGTTATCTTTAGGCTGCTTGAGACAGCGTTTCTTGCTCTTAAGAACACCCTTGCAAAATGTACATTCAATACCCGCAGTATCCTTGATGAGCTGTTCAATCGGTAGCTCGTAAATTTTGGATATGATTTTGAGCGCGTCGGACATCCGAACTCCGACGCGACGAGAAACCTCCTCTTCAATGAGCTGAAGGATCTGTTGCTCCATTTTAACTTACTAATTTTGGGAGCGAATTGTTTATGCCACCTTCTTGGAGAACATGGACAGGAACGCCTTGCGCGCTTCAACCTCTGTTGTGCTCTCCGTCTTGGCCATGAATTTACGATCAAAAATCAGGTCGGCACTTACGAGAGGTTCGAGGAGATCCTGTACCGGCTTTTTGAACTGGTTCGTGAAATAGTACTGAAAATCAAGCGGTACATTCTTCTCACTGACCCATGCCGGATCCTCGGCCTTTTCATACATCTTCCCGTCCCCCTTGACAATCACAAACGACACGCGATCACCTTGTTGAGGCTCGGAGCCTGGCGCTCGTGCCCTGATCTTGTCACGGACCGTCACATGAGGCATCGGAACCTTGTACTCGGAAGCCAATTGCTTACTCATCAGCAGCTTTTCAATCGGCACATTTCCCTGTATTAGGGTTTTGGCCGCCTCCCGTGCCGCCGTGATGACAGGGTTCGGGTCACTCGACTCGAGCACCATCTCTAGAAGCTTCTTGAGGGTCTCGCGGACGAAAGGACAGCTGTCGCGTCGGACCACCTGCAAACCCTTGACGTCAATCTTCTTGAAGGCGATCTCACCCACCTTGTTTTTCTCGTACATCTTGGCTGCGTA